GGTTGCCCGGAGGTTCAGCCCACGCTGAGCCAGTACAAGCGCCTCGGCATGATGCGTGGCAAAACAACCGGCGTTGAGTGGGAAACCGCAGACGCCACCGCTGACCAGAGCGCGGCGTATACCCAGGAAAATCTGGTCACGTATAAAAACGTATCCTTCTCAGGTGATGGCGTAAGCCGCAAGGAAGCCATCTACGGCCAGAAGGAAATGAAACGCCATGTTTATAACCCGCCAGGGGAAACCAGCAACCAGCCTTACGTGTG